AGCAGTAGCAAAACTCGGTGCTCTGTTGGAGACCTCCGCCCTTAAGATTCTCCGGGGCGGCACCCGTCTGCGACCGACGGACAAATGCCCGGAGATAGGGTGGAGCTGCTTCGGAGGTCCTCTCCTGCTTCGGTCTCCGGAGCTCTCCACCCGCCTAAGATTCTCCGAGACCTCATACCCGGACATTGCCGGAGTGGGGGGGCCAACTCGGAGCTAGGGTAGGGGTATATTTTAGTGCGTAAAATCCGTCACTCTCGCGGAGTGCGGCCACTAGTATACCCCTGCCCGCCGGTAGAACTCGTGATTTATTTTTTGAAAGGACAATATGGAAGACAATGCGGACAATGAGCTTGGTTGGTATGTGTCAGATGTGCACTGCCGCAGGGCGATCGGCTACCTGAGTGCGAAGCTGGTCGAGGACGGCTATCTGCCAGCTGACTTCCCGTCGCCGTTGCTACTGGAGCTGTGGGGCGAGGCCTTGCAGGAGACGATGGATACGAGCGGACCGTCACCGATCGGACCGGACCCGGAGACGGCGAGGAAGTTCCTACTGGCGACGATCGAGAAGCGGGTGGCACAGATCGAAAGTCGTAGCGACCGGATCGAGACGGCGATCATGAGGATCAGCAAACAAGTTCTCTATGTCGATATCAAAGCGATCGAGAAGATTCTCTATGGACCTACAGGCGCACCAAAAACTGGCCCTCACGCAATTACGTAACGGTCATATTCTCTGGGGCGGCGTCGGCTCCGGTAAGTCACGGGTGGCAGCCGAGTATTACATGCGAGAAGAGCGGCCGCGTGACGTCTACGTGATCACGACGGCGAAGAAGCGCGACACGCTCGACTGGGAGGGTGAGTTCGCCCCCTACGGGATCGGCAAGGAAGCGGATGCAACGGTCAGCGGTGTCCTGACGATCGACAGCTGGAACAATATTCAGAAATACGCAGATGTCTCCGGCGCCTTTTTCATCTTCGACGAGCAGCGTTTGGTCGGGAGCGGCAAGTGGGTGAAAGCATTCCTGAAGATCGCGAAGGCGAATCGTTGGATCCTCTTGTCGGCGACGCCGGGCGACACCTGGCTCGACTATATTCCGGTCTTCATCGCCAACGGCTTCTACAAGAACCGGACCGAGTTCAAGCGCGAACATGTTGTCTATTCGGCCTTCACCAAGTTCCCGAAGGTGGAGCGCTATCTGAACACGAGTCGTCTGAACAAGCTCAGAAATCAGATCCTGGTGCCGATGCCACATCCGAAGCTGACGACACGGCATTCGGCGACGATCGACGTGGAGTGGAACGATGCCTTGCTGCAGAGCGTGATCAAGAATCGCTGGCATATCTACCAAAATCGGCCGATCAGAGATATTGCCGAGCTGTTCGGAGTGATGCGGCGAGTAGTGAACAGTGATCCATCTCGCTTGGGAGCGATTATAAACTTGTTAGAGCGACATCAGAAGCTGGTCATCTTCTACAATTTCAACTACGAGCTTGAGATGCTGCGTCGATTGCAAGAGAAAGTTACAATGGTAGCTGAGTGGAACGGCTGGAAGCACGAGCAAATTCCGGAAGGAGATCAATGGCTTTATCTGGTTCAGTATGTTGCCGGGTCAGAGAGTTGGAACTGCATCGAGACGAACACGATTGTCTTCTACTCCTTGACCTACTCGTACAAGAACTGGGAGCAGGCGCATGGGCGGATCGATCGTCTGAACACACCTTTTACGGATCTCTACTACTATACGCTCCGTTCGAAGAGTGTGATCGATGCGGCAATTTGGCGTAGTCTGAAGGCAAAACATAACTTCAATGCCGCCAAATTCGAGCTCGAACTACTGAAAGCAGGTTCAAAATGAGTGAAAGCAAACCGATCAAAGCGGAGATTCAAATCTGTACCTGTGGGCATTCGCTAATACGGCATCGGTGGATGAATTCGAGTAAGAATATGGTCTGTATCGAGCGTTTTTGCCCCTGTTCAAACTTCAAATTGGGCCGAATAATCTAGCTTTTGTGGCCAAATCGTGGCCAAATTTGAAACTGATTTCTGAAAAGAGAGGCAAAAATGAGTAAAAATGAGCTCTCGATCAGCAGCAATCGAGCTGGCGTAATTACGATCATTTTTCTCGATTCTGGCGAGGAAATTCAGTTAAATGCAAAAACGGGCGAAGAGAAGTTCGAGCTTGTGAGGACGGCAATTCTTGAAAAAGGCCTGGTATTTACAGAAAAACTTGAGAAAATGACGCGAAAAGCACTACGGTCATAATTGCCCAAATATGACTCAAAACTCTTTCCCTACGCGCGACAACCTAATATCTAATAGGGTTTTAGCTATTAGGTTGACCAATATAGAAAACTTTTGGCTCGAAAAATCTTGGCAGAATATCTAAAAATGAAAGGAGAGGAAAATTAAGACCTCCCACAAGGCCTCGCGCTTTTCTCAAGGGCTCTTAAAAAAATGGAAAAAATAGGGGTGTAAGATGGGAAGATTAGAGGTTCAAGGTATCGTTTCGAGTAAAACCGGAGCGCCGTTGATTCAAATTCGTCAACTCGATGACAATGATGTAGAAGTTGTCGGGTTTCAAGTATCACCAATTGAAGCGCGTGAGATTGCACTCAATATTCTCGAAGCGGCGACAAATGCCGTTTATGATGCAGCTTTGATTGCTTGGGCCGAAGAATCATTTCCTGAACAGGAAAATGTAGGAGCGTATATGGTGGATCTTATTCGTAGGTATCGAGCGGACAGATGGGGGCTGCCCGATCGACCAGAAGATTGGTCACCATGATCGAAGAATGGAAAAGAATCGAGTTGTTTCCAGAATACAGTGTCAGTAACTGGGGAAGGGTCCGTACTGACAAGACCGGTAGAATCTTAGCATTGTCTCCGAATCAATTCGACGTCATGCAAGTAGGATTGATGCGAGACGGGATCCAACATCATCGTTCGGTGCCATTGTTGGTTGCCAAGGCGTTCTTGCCCCAAACTGGCCCACATACAAGGCGAGGTAGATGGGCTTACGATACTCCAATCAATCTTGATGGCAACCGTCATAACAATCAAGTTGACAATTTAGCTTGGCGGCCACGCTGGTTTGCTGCTAAATACAATCGTCAATTCAGATATCCCTATGATCGACCGATCTATCAGTACATCGTTGATTTGAAAACTGGTGAGATAAGCGCAAACTCATTGGAGTGTGCAAAGCGATACGGTCTACTCGAGGAGGATCTGGTTCTTTCGATTTTGAATCGTACTTACGTTTGGCCTACTTATCAGGAATTTGGCATTTTTATTGTAGAAGATTAGGAGATGATATGGCTGACACCACTGTGAAACCGTATAGAGATCCTGTTCCTGGTCGTGGATCGATCGAGTTGCGTCGAACAGCGGCGGGCGTATATTCGTGGGTGATCACAATCTGGACCGATGCGATTGTCACAGATGCACATTTGATTGGCATGGTCGATTCTGCACAACGAGTGGATGACGAATTGCGCACGAGGTATCCAGATTCTGGAGGCGAGAAGAAATAGATATTAGTTAGCGTAGATTTCGCAGAATATAATAGAGGAGTATGGAACACCTCGTTCTTTTTTTTTTCATTTATTACGCCGTAAAGTGGGAAAGGAGGGGCATGGCTAACGAAATCAATCTTCAGCCTCAAGTTTTGAATCTAGCATTATATGCTGGAGATGGTGTTGAGTTTCGTCTAATCTGTACGGATAAGGCCGGTGCTCCTGTCGACGTTACCGGCATAGTAACCGCACAAGTACGATTAACTCCGCTGACCGCAGATCCGGCAATCGTTGATTTTACTGCCAGTATGGTCGATGCCTATCAAGGAATTGTGGTGCTTTCCTTGACTGGCGATCAGACTCATAGTTTGTCTGCACATCCATCAAGTAAGAATGGTACTTTTCTTGGTGTCTGGGATATACAGTGGGCGCCAGCTAATAAGCAACCGCGCACATTGTGTCATGGATCTGTGGAGTGCGTGTCCGATGTTACTCGATGACATCATCGTCAAGATTGATCCTGAAGAAATTCTCGTTATCGAAGAAGCGGTGGACATTGATTTAGTTGTTGAATCGGATCCAGAAACGATTGTGTCGTTTGACGTCGATCTGGACCCAGTCGATGTAACGATTGAAACCAGAGATGTAAAGGTTGTTCTCGAAGAACCTCCGGATACAAAACTTATGTTCGATATAGCTCCGGAGGTAATTGTCTTAGTTGCTGGTAATATTGGTCCTCCGGGTCCAGCAGGCCCAACTGGTCTACAAGGACCTCCGGGACCACAAGGTGCTACAGGGCCAGAAGGACCGCCAGGAGTAGCCAATGCAGCTTACGCTGGAACCTGGACTTGGATGACAAAAACTGGCGAGGCTATGGCCTCGGGGCAAGTTGCGATCAATGCAACAAGTTGGTCGGCAGCAACGGAAGTAGAATTGAATGAGAAGACAGCAGACAATGCTGACGTAAATGCTTATTTTTCGAGATTCAAGATCGGCGATGAGATACGTCTACAGCAAAAGAATGATTCAACTCGTTGGGGAAAATATTTGATTACCGGGGCTGGCGTTGATCACGGCACTTGGTGGTCATTTCCAGTTACATTCGAGGAAGGAGCGGGTATTGAGCCAAATGGAAATGCGCCTACTTTAGTCACTTGGCTTCCAACCGGTGCACAAGGAGTCACAACGTATATTTTCACGCAAGGGGCGCCGTCGGCTTCTTGGGATATTATTCATAATTTGAATAGTTGGCCGTCGGTGACAGTTGTTGATTCAGGTAATTCGGAAGTAATTCCTAGTGTATTGTATATAGATGTAAATCATTTGATAGTTACGTTTGGTTCCCCTACTTCGGGAAAGGCCTTTCTCAATTGACAAGGAGCTCTAACTGATGCCTACTCTTGGGAATGCGCTAGATTTTGCAAAGTATGAGGCGCGGAATATCCGAGGTCATCAGCTTGGGACTGCGCCTTCTTCGCCCGTAACAGGTCAAATGTATTACAATACTGCGGATAATACTTTGTATTGGTGGGATGGATCGGTTTGGGTTTCAGCGCGTGGTGGTACTGCTGCTACTCCACCGGCAACTACAACTTCTTTAGGTACGGTTCAACTAGCTGGTGATTTGTCTGGTACAGCGACTGTGCCAACAATTGCTCCAAATGCAGTTACGAGCGCGAAGATCGCGAATGGTACGATTGTTGATGCTGATGTTGCTGTTGCAAATATTGATGGTGCTAATGCGGTACCAAGTATGCGGACGCTTTCAATCGATGGAGCATCAGCCACAGTTGGACAAGCGCTTGCTGGAGTAATTACGCTCGACAAAGTTAGAGGTCCAGCAGCGTCAGTTAGTATGGCTAGCCAGAAGATTGTCTCTATGCTAGACCCAACTAATCCAATGGACGCAGCGACTAAGCAGTATGTGGACAATACTTCTCAAGGACTCGATGCAAAATTATCAGTAAAAGCTGCCAGTACTGCGAACCTTACATTGTCGGGTACTCAAACTGTGGATGGTGTTGCGCTTGTTGCCAACGATCGTATTTTGGTTAAGGATCAGACAACGCAAAGTGCGAATGGTATTTACGTAGTTGCCGCCGGTGCTTGGACACGGACAACTGATGCTGATACTTGGAATGAACTTGTTAGTGCTTATGTCTTTGTCGAACAAGGTACTGTACAAGCAGATTCAGGTTGGGTATGTACCGTAGATCAAGGTGGTACGTTAGGTACAACTAATGTTACCTGGTCGCAGTTTTCTGGTGCAGGTCAGATTACTGCTGGTGCGGGTCTAACAAAGACTGGTAACGTACTCGATGTTGGTGGTACAACAAACCGTATTCTGGTCAATGCGGATAACGTTGATATTGCATCGAACTATGTTGGTCAAGCGTCGATTACGACACTTGGCACAGTTACCACTGGTGTTTGGAATGGCTCAGCTGTTCCTGTTGCCAATGGTGGTACCGGTCAGACAACAGCTAAGGCAGCTCGAGAAACGGGACTTAGTGCACCGGGTTACTATAACAATGCTGCAACTCATGGCGCAGGGACAACAATTACGATTACGCAGGCGACACACGGTTTACGTGCTACACGCGCTCTAATCGTCCAGGTTCAAGATAATGCGACAGGTAATGTAGAACTACCTGATATCTCTGTAGCGGCCTCAGGAGACGTTACAATCACTTACGGAGCCTCTGTGACGGCTAACTCGAAGCTTGTGACGATTGTGGGGTAACAGATGCCTGAGATTGTCGGTAGACTCAGAACACCGAGATTAGCTAGTGCTCCAGCTTCACCTGCTGTTGGTGAGATGTATTACAACACCGGAAACAATACTCTGTTCTGGTGGAATGGAACTGCGTGGGTGAGTGCTTCTGGTGCTGGCGGTGGTATGAATCTCGATTATTTTGGTTCTTATGCCCCAGGTACTTACAATGATGGAGACATTGTAATCGGTTCTGACGGTATTGCCTACATATGTGTGGTAGATGGTACAACAACTGCTCCCGTGCCTTGGACGGGCGTCTCAGGGCCTGCTGGGCCTACTGGGCCACAAGGACCACAAGGACCACAGGGGGTTAAAGGTGATACCGGTGCTGCCAGTCCGCTTGTTCCGGCTGTTCAGAATGGTAAGTGGTTAACCGCTTCTGGTGGAGCTGCAGTTTGGGCAAATATTACACAAGCAGATTTGCCTACGAATCTTGGTGCGCAAGTAGCTACAGCACCAGGTAAAGATCTAAATAATGCGACTGCAAATGGTTGGTATGGGGTTAGTCAAGATACTGATAGTATGGGACCAACAGCAAATCGTCCGATTGCCTATGGACAAGTTCAAACATTGTTTTTAAGTGCCGGAAATATTCGTCAAGTTTGTTATGGGCATGGATCGTTGGATATTTATCAGCGATATTGTGCTGCAGGTACTTGGTCGGGATGGGTGCAAACGCAATGGACGCCGGATGCAAATTGGATAGTAGTAACTGCGTTTCAAAATGGTTGGGGAAATTATGGTGGTCAGTTTCCAGGAGCGCGCTATCGAAAGCTTGCAAATGGAATGGTTGTAATGTCGGGTTTGCTCAATAATACCGATTGGACGGGTAAAGCAAACACGGTTGCATTTAATTTACCAGTAGGTTATCGACCGGATGCTTATCGACATATGATTACGGATGCTGTTGATAACTGGGGTACGGTTCGTATCAGCAATAATGGAGATGTAATGTTTGCTTTTGGTACTGCTGGTTGGGTAACTCTTGATAATGTGAGTTTTTTCCCATGAGTGTTCCTGATCCTGCAACCACAAAATGGGTTCCAATGCAAGGAGCGCGCTTGGGTGGAATGGCATACTGGGGTAGTTACGAAGCTACCCGAACTTATTACGATGGTGATTGTGCAATTGGCACTGATGGCATTCTTTATATGTGTACCAAAGATGGAACGGTTGGAGTAGCACCAACTACTTGGCCGGGTCGTGCTGGTCCACAAGGAGCAAAGGGAGATACTGGTGCTCAGGGAATCCAAGGTGTTGGCGTACCGATGCCGGTTGTCAATGGTCAGTGGATCAAAGGTGTCGGTGGAGCAGCTGTTTGGACTCCACTTTTAGCAACTGAAGTTCCAGGTCTTGTTACTGCTGATACGAATTGGCATTATGTTGGTCAAGCAGGTGAACCCCCATTTCAAAATGGTTGGTCTCAATATGGTGGTGGTTGGCCGATTATGAGTTTTCGTAAAGATGCAACCGGATGGGTAAGTCTTAGTGGTTTGGTTACAGGAGGTACTGTTGCAGGTGGTACTCCAATTTTTACACTTCCTGCTGGTTATCGACCGGTTGCTCGAGCTGGATTTACACAAGGACTTCGATTTCCAGTTGTAGCAAATAATGCGTTTGGAGCTTCAAATGTTTATTGTGATGGACGCGTCGACCTTGAGAGTGGATCAAATGGATACGTCTTTCTTGTCTATGGGTTCTCAACTTTACCATGAGTGTTCCTGATCCCGCAACTACACCATGGGTACCACTTTGGGATACGGGTGCTGGTGGTGCTCCTAAGCCTGCAGCAATTCCAGGTGAGATCAAGTTATGGGGTGGAAATGCTCTTCCAAATCTTAGTAAATATGGTAAATGGGTGTGGGCAGATGGTACTGCTTATTCAGCTGTAACGTATCCGGATGCTGCTGCGAATATTGCGACAGAATGGAAAACGGCATATGGACAAGCTGATCCCGGTGCTGGAATGTTTCGTGTACCTGATCTTCGTGGTCTTACTCCGGTTGGTCTCGATCAGATGCCCGGTGGAACGCGAGCAAATCGAATAACTCGAGCTGTGGCAATTATCGTTGCCTCAAAGACGGGTGAGGAGACACACATTGTCTCTGTTGCTGAGATGCCTTCGCATTCACACGTTGTCAACTCACATTCGCATACTGGTAATACTGGTACTGTATCTGCCGATCATGCGCACTATACTTCTGGCCAAACTGCTGGTCGTTCAGCAGCACATAACCATGATACGATCGGAACTGTAGTCGGTGCACCAGGTGGTAACTATGGCTCGACTGCTTATGGCCATCTAGATGAGCGTGGTACCGGCGGGGAGAATGTTGACCATTCACACGCTTTTGCCGCTTGGTCAGGTGGTATCAGTGCAAACCATACGCATGCAGTTAGTGCAGAAGCACCGGGTACAAATGCGCAAGGTTCGGGTACTGCACATGAAACGATGCAACCATCTGTATTCGTGCCATACATTGTTGCGCTCGATTCATAAGGAGGATTAATGCAAATTATGGTTAGTGTTGTACTTGGCCCGGATGATGATCTAAAGATGACCGCAGATGACATTGCAAAAGCAGTATTGAAGGATCTCAAGGGCGATCCGGACAAAGATTCGGTGCAAGTCCATGTTCAACAAGCGGCCGAAAGTGGTACAGCAGGTATGGTGGTACCACCTCCACCCGATTTGCCGCCTCCGCCTGAGTCGCCACCACCCGAACCGCCTGCATGATTGAAAGTCAGTTCAAACATAAGTTACTTAATCGACTTTCAGAAATGTTTCCAGGTTGTATTGTATTGAGAGTAGATCCACTCTTTCAGCAAGGGTTTCCGGATTTGTTGATTCTTTGGCGAGATAATTGGGCAGCATTGGAAGTCAAGAATTCGGAATTTGCTGCAGTACAGCCTAATCAATTGTTTTTCATTGAAACATTAAACGACATGTCCTTTGCTGCGTTCATCTTTCCAGAGAATGAAGAGGAGGTTTTGGATGCGCTTCAACAAGCATTTAAACCTCCAAGGCGAACACGCGTTTTTGAGTCCTAGCCAGTATCATTGGATTCATTACAGTCGTGATCGCTTACTCGAGCGGTGGACGTCGACACAAGCTGCAGCTTATGGCACATTGCAACATGAATACGCACACAGAGAGATTTTGGCCGGGAGGCTCTCTGATTTAGTCGGGACAATCGGGTTGTACATCAATGATGCGATTCGCTATCGAATGAATTGTGAGCAAGTGTTGTTCTATTCTGAGAATTGTTTCGGTACTGCTGATACAATCGCGTTTCGATACAATACGTTGCGAATTCACGATCTGAAAACCGGTGTCTTTCCAGGTTCGGTGCATCAGCTTGAGGTTTATGCTGCACTATTTTGTCTTGAATACGATAAGAATCCTTTAGATATCAAAATAGAGTTGCGCATTTACCAAGATAACGAGGTTATGGTCTATGACGCGGATCCGGAAGACATTGTCTTTATCATGGAGAAAATTCAAGAATTCGACAAGATCATTTCCCATCGAAGACTAGAGGAGGAGTCGTGATTCGTACTGAAGAACAGCATCTTATGCATTACGGCATTCTCCGTCGTTCGGGTCGTTATCCATGGGGATCAGGTGGAACCGAGAGTAAGCGTAATCGAGACTTTCTTGATTATGTCGCTAATCTTCGTAAACAAGGTATGTCGGATACGGAGATTGCACGAGGTGTAGGTATTAGTCGAAACGAACTTACGGCTAATCGGTCGATCGCTCTCGCCCAGCAAAAGCAGGAGAAAATTCTTACCGCTCAACGCCTACAAGATAAAGGTTGGTCAAAATCTGAAATTGGTAGGCGTATGGGTCTGAATGAATCTTCGGTTCGTGCACTTCTTGCTCCTGGTGAGAAGGATAAAGCCGATGCGATTCAAACTACGGCCAAGATGCTCAAAGATCAGGTTGACAAGAAAGCAATGATCGATGTTGGTAAAGGGGTGGAGAGTCAACTTGGTATTACCAAAACTCGTCTCGATACTGCCGTTACTGTTTTGAAAGAACAGGGTTATGTAGTTCATTCAATCAAGATTCGGCAAATTGGTACCGGTAAGTATACTGAGATGAAAGTATTGGCCAAGCCTAAAACTACACTCTCGGAAGTTCAGAGAAATCGAGCTGAGATCAAGCAGATCACCGATTACTCGATCGATCATGGTCGTAGCTATTTCGGTATGGAGCCGCCGATCTCAGTCAATTCGAGACGAGTACAGGTTAACTGGGCTAATACCGGTGGCGACAAGCTTGATGGTGTGATCTATGTTCGTCCAGGTTTGAAGGATTTGCATCTTGGTGCCGATCGTTATGGTCAGGTTCGGGTTATGGTTGATGGTACTCATTACATCAAGGGGATGGCGGTCTACAAAGATGATCTTCCTAAAGGTGTGGATCTGATAGTCAATACGAACAAGTCGAATACGGGTCGGAAGAAAGATGCAATGAAGCCATTGGAAGCTGATCCCGATCTTCCGTTCGGTTCTGTTGTTCGTCAGATCCATGATCCGGCGACTGGTAAGGTAACATCAGCGTTGAATGTGATTGGGGTCAAGGAAGGGTCAGGCGTAGAGGGTTCTTGGGACAAATGGTCGCGAACACTTTCGTCACAGATGTTGTCGAAGCAAAGTCCGGAACTTGCTGAACAACAACTCAATTTGACTTATGAACGTCGACGTAAAGAATTTGATGAGATCAGTGCACTTACAAATTCGACTGTTCGGAAAGAACTTCTGCTGCGATTTGCCGATCAAACCGATGCAGCAAGCGTGCATTTGAAAGCAGCCAATCTACCAAGACAAGCAACGAAAGTTATTCTTCCGATTCCATCGATGAAGGATAATGAAGTTTATGCACCGAGCATGCGGCATGGTGAACGAGTAGTATTGATTCGTTTCCCGCATGGTGGTACGTTTGAGATTCCCGAATTGACAGTGAATAATCGTAACCAGGATGCGCGTAGGATTATTGGTACGGCAGCTAAAGATGCGATTGGTATCAATCATAATGTTGCGCATCATTTGTCTGGTGCTGACTTTGATGGTGATACAGTTCTTGTTGTTCCGAATAATCGAAGAACTGTAAAAAAGACCCCTGCTCTTGAAGAGTTAAAGAGCTTTGATCCAATGGTCTATCGGATTCCCAAAGGTTCTTCGATTCCTCACATTACTAGTTCGAGGAAACAAAATGAGATGGGTAAAGTTAGTAACCTGATTACCGATATGACCATTCACGGTGCACCTCCGGATGAGATTGCTCGTGCTGTTCGACATTCAATGGTAGTGATTGATTCGGAAAAGCATGGGCTTGATTATCTACAATCTGAGAAAGACAATGGGATTCTCAGTTTGAAAGAGAAGTATCAAGGTGGGGCAAAACGAGGTGCCCAAACTATTGTCAGTCGGAAGAAGAGTACGGTTCGAATTCCAGAAAGAATAGAACGACCAGCAAGATTAGGTGGGCCGATAGATCCGGTTACTGGCAGAAGGGTTTATGTAGAGACAGGTCGTATGCGACCAGAACGTAGGCCTAGGATTGATCCAGTTACGGGTCAGAAGATTAAGGTAGCAACTGGTCGTATGGTTCCTATCACGCAAGAGGTAGAGAAGCTGGCCCTAGCTGAGGATGCCTATTCACTGGTCTCACGTAACCCTGTGCCAATGGAACTTCTTTATGCCGATCATTCGAATCGACTCAAGGTAATGGCGGGCGATGCAAGGAAGCAGGCATTACAAACTAAAGGAATTGAAAGATCCCCCTCTGCTGCAAAGGTGTATGCGCATGAAGTGGATAACCTTAATGCAAAACTAAACATCGCCAAGAAGAATGCCCCTCGTGAAAGACAGGCACAACTCTTGGCAAATGCCCAGGTCTCACAGCGTAGGCAGGCCAACCCACACCTCGAGCCTGAAGACATCAAGAAGATCGAGCAACAAGCATTGAATGAAGCACGAGTGAGAACCCAAGCAAAGAAGGACAAGATCAAGATCACACAGAGTGAATGGGATGCGATCCAGGCTGGTGCTATCAGTAATAGTAAACTGACCGAGATCATTAACAATAGTGACCTCGATACAGTCAAGTTCCTAGCCATGCCTAAGTATACGCCTAAGATGACTTCATCTAAAAGACTTCGTGCTCAGTCAATGTTGGAGTCAGGCTTCACACAACAAGATGTAGCCGATGCATTGGGTGTATCACTGACCACGCTCAAGGTTAGCCTGAGTGAGTAGGTGAACATGGCTGATACGATGGATCCAATCGATGTGATTGATACAACTGAATACATGCTGACAACTGTTGACAATCCATTCAATCCTTTCACAGAGTTTGATCAATGGTTGACGTATGACATTCAGATGGGTTACAATACCGCGTCCTTCTTAGACCGGGTAGCAATAATTTCACCTGACCTATCCGAGCCCGACCAGGCACTAGCCATACAGAATGCTATAGATCAGATCGTACAGGAGAATGTGTCTGGAATGTGGAAGAAGGTATCGAGGGATTCGGCTGAAAATATTTAAACAAAAATAAAAAAATAAAAAAAAATAAAAAATAATTTTGAAAAAAAATTTCCGAAAAAAAATTTTAAAAAAAATTTTGAAAAAAAAAATTTGGGGACCCCGAAAAGGGGGGAGGGGGTCGAAAAAACAAAACCCCCCCCTTCAT